CATTATGTGGATGTCCTTAATCAACGTGATTATCGCTATGGTGCTCACATTGCTCCACACGACATTGAAGTACGGGAATTCAGTACAGGTAAATCAAGAAGAGACCTTGCATATTCCCTTGGTATTGACTTCCAAGTAGCACCTAGACTCAAGGTAATGGATGGCATTGATGCAGTTAGGACAATGATACCAAAATGCTGGTTCAATGAAGCAAAGACTAAACAAGGGCTTGAAGCACTCCTCCAGTACAGGTCTGAGTATAATGATAAGAAACGTGTCTGGTCAAACAAGCCTCTCCACGACTGGACCAGTCACGCATCAGATGCATTCAGGTATGGTGCGATCACAGAGCCAGTGTATACTGGAAATGATGGGGCGTGGTCTAAGCCGCTCCAGTACGATAACAGATACATAATATAGAGCATTTGCTCCTTTATTTAAGGTAACATAGATGGCAAGAATCACAAAGAGAGAACTGGCTAACCTTGTATCAGATGAGGTGAATGATGCAATAGGTGGTATGAATTCAAGTCAGATCTCTGATGACAGAAGTGATGCCATAGATAGATATCTAGGTGAACCTTATGGTAATGAGGTTGATGGTCGTAGCCAGATCGTTACCCGTGAAGTTGCCGACATCGTAGAGTGGCTGATGCCAAGTCTTATGAAGGTATTTACCAGTGGTGACGAGGTAGTATCATTTGAACCACAAGGACCAGAAGACGTAGAGATGGCAGACCAAGCCACTAAGTATGTCAATTACATCCTGATGCGTGACAATGATGGTTTCCAAATACTTTATAATTGGTTCAAGGATGCACTCCTCCTTAAGAATGGTGTAGTCAAGCACTACTGGGATGAAACTGATACAGTCACTAGGGAAGAATACCAGAACCTCACGGACCAAGAATTCAACCAGCTTATCCTAGATGACGAACTGGAAGTAATAGAACACACTGAGAATGAAATCAAGGAGGACATGCCTACAATTGATGAACTAGGTATGCCAGCCATTGACCAAGAAACAGGTGAACCAATCACTGAAGAAGTTGTTGTTGATATATTACATGATGTTGCAGTCAAGCGCACGATAACTGAAGGACGTGTCAAGATTGAGTCAATCCCACCTGAAGAATTCCTTATAAATAAGTATGCTACATGTGTCCGTGATGCAAGATTCGTAGCACACCGTGTAAAACGTACCAAGTCTGAACTCATTGGTATGGGCTACAAGAAATCAAAAATCAATCGTATTTGGTCCAAGTCACAAGAGGACCAAGCTGAGTACCAACCGGAGCGCATTAGTCGCTTCACAGATGAAGATTCAACGACTCCAAGAACGGATGAAGGTCTGTGGGTAATTGAAGCCTACTACCGGATCGACTGGAACAACGATGGCATTGACGAACTTCGCAAAATTACGAAGGTCGGTGGTGAGATACTAGATAACGAAGAAGTGGACAGTGTTCCCTTCTCCTCCCTGACACCAGTTCCAGTTCCCCATAAATTTTATGGGCTTTCGATCTATGACCTGATCTCCGACCTTCAACTTATTAAAACTACGCTGATGCGTAACCTCCTAGATAACATGTATCTCCAGAACAATGGACGATATGCAGTCATGGAGGGACAGGCAAACATTGATGATCTACTCACGTCAAGACCCGGTGGCATTGTCAGGGTACGTAATCCACAAGCTGTCATGCCACTAGCTACGCCACAACTTGACAGTGTATCATTTCAAATGCTAGACTATCTGGACGGTATTAAGGAAGAACGTACAGGACTAAATAAAAATAGTCAAGGTCTGGGGGAAGGTGCACTGAAGTCACACCAGACTGCAACTGGTGTAGCACAGGTAATGAGTGCAGCAGGTCAACGTGTTGAGATGATTGCCCGTGTCTTTGCCGAGACAGGTATCAAAGAGTTAATGACTAACTTGTACCAGCTTGTGCAGAAGTATGAAGACCGTGAACGCATAGTAAGACTAAATAATAACTGGACACCCCTATATCCATCTGAGTGGAGACAGAAGATGGACTGTGTAGCCAAGGTAGGACTAGGTTATGGTAACAAGGATATGAACCTACTCCATCTCCAACAGCTAAGTCAAACTCTACAAATGATTGCACAACATCCTTCTGCTGGTCAGATGATTAAGCCAAAGAATGTATATAACTTGGTAGGTGAGATGGTCAAGAACATGGGCATGAAGAATGTACATGACTTTATCACAGATCCGGGTGATGGGGAGATACAGCAGCAACCAAACCCAGAGGCACAGGCAGCACAAATGGAGGCACAGATGAAGATGGCTGAACTCCAACAGAAGCAACAGGAAGCTGAGATGGATGCCCAGATTGATGCAGCAGAACTTCAAATCAAGAAGGAAGAGGCAGAGATAGATCTTGCAATCAAGCAACAAGAACTTGAGATCAAACGTGCTGAACTTGCCTTGAAGCAACAGGAATTAATACTTGAAGCAGAACAAGGGAGACCAGTGGCAATAGGACCAACCTAGGGAGAACAATGTGGAGACAGGGGAAGAGATAAGACGTGGTGAACAAGCACAGAGAATACTTGATGATCCACTATATAAAGAATCAGTAAGTCTGATAAGAGAGAATCTACTGAACGAATTAACACAGACACAGGTGAGGGACAATGAAGGAAGAGAGTTCCTGTATTTGTTGATTCGTTCATTAGATACAATTCAAATACATCTACAATCAGTTCTTGAAACTGGACAGATGGCAACAATGAAGGAAGGAGAATAATTATGGCAGGAGTTCCAGCACAGGAAACCAACCTAGATCATGAAGTAGGTCAACCAATGAGTGACCAAGAAGCAGGACAAGCAATACTCAATATGTGGGAATCCCCAGAGGACCAACCCACAGAGTCAGTTGAAGAGTCCGTTGAGACTGAGGAATTGTCTCAAGAACCTAGTGATGAAGAACTATCTGAGATAGAATCTGAACTGGACGAGGAACAGGTAGATTTAGAAGAAGTTGAAGAACCTTACTACCAAGTCAAAGTTGACGGAGAAGAACTCGAAGTTAACTTGGAAGAACTTAGACAAGGTTATCAACGTCAAGCAGATTATACCCGTAAATCTCAAACTCTAGCTGAACAGCGTAAGGAAATTGAGGCAGCACAACAGGCAGCCATAAATGAACTTACAAAGACACAGCAAGAGAGACAACAGTATACACAGGCACTTCAACTAATGTCTGAACAACAGTATGGTGCAATGTCAGAGTACCAGAACATTGATTGGACAAAGTTGAAGGAAGATGATCCCTACGAATACATGATGAAGCGTGATGAGTATAGGGATGCACAAGACCAAGTGAAGAGTACACAGGCTGAACAAGCCCGTGTCCAGCAGCAACAGGCACAAGAGTATCAACAGCAGTACCAACAGTACATAGCAGCTGAGCAGTCCAAGCTGATCACTGAACTTCCTGAATGGGGTAAGCCAGAATCTAACATCAAACAAAGAATCAGAGATTATGCAATTAATCAAGGATTTCAGAAAGAAGAGTTAGACCAGTTGGCAGATCACCGTTCAGTCCTAGTCCTCAAGAAGGCTATGGAATATGATGCACTCCAGAAGAAAGGAAGCATCAAGAAGAAGAAGGTCAAGAGTGTTCCCAAAGTGCAATCTGCTGGTCGTGGTGGAGACACCAAGGTAGAGAAAGTCAAAGCTGAGTATACTAAAAAGCGTGGCAGAGTCAAGAAGACAGGAAATGTCAAAGATGCTGCCAATGCAATTTTTGACTTAATTGAATAAAGGAAAACTAAAATGGCTGGAACTAACTATACCTCGAAAACTGGATCTCGTACCAGTTCACTCTCACTCTATGATACTTATGATGATGTAGCAATTCATGAGGAACTGAGTGATATTATCTATGACATTAGTCCAACAGATACCCCATTCATGTCAGCAGTTGGCAAGGGTTCTGTAGGTAACACTGTCTTCGATTGGCAGACTGATCAGCTTGCAGCAGCAGCAGCTAACACTAAAGCTGAAGGTGCATCTGTAGCAGCAGCAAGTCAGTCAACTACTAATCGTATTACTAACTACACTCAGATCTCTACTAAGACTGTCAAGAGTTCTGGTACTGTTGAAGCAGTAGGCACAGCAGGACGTAAGTCTGAGCTTGCATATCAGCTTGCCAAGGCAGGTAAAGAGATCAAGCGTGACATGGAGTACATGTTCCTCTCTGATCAGATTGCATCAGCTGGTTCTGCTGGTTCACCAACAAGAACTACCCGTGGTGTACTACATAGTATTGCACTAGGTCTTGAGTCTGAACACATCATCAACTGTGACTCAGATGCAGCTGCCTATACAGGTAAGTCTGGTGTAGATAACATTGAAGGTGCAACTACCACTACTTGGAACATTGATCAGAATGCAGCCAAGGACTACACTATGTCCACAGGTGCAACCACTGCTGTCAGTTTCTCTGAGGCTGATATCCTTACATTGCAACAGGCAATTTGGGAAGATGGTGGTGAGCCATCTATGATGATCATGAGTGCAGCAGCCAAGAAGACATTCAGTACGTTCTCTGGTCGTGTAGATCAGGTACAGACTACTGACTCTTCAACTACTGTACATAATGTAGTAGATGTCTACGTAAGTGACTTTGGTACCTTGACTGCACAGGCAGATAGATTCACTGAGTCTGCTGCTGTGTTCCTCTTGGAACCATCAACTTGGTCTGTAGAGTATCTACGTCCATTCCAGACTAAGGATCTGCCACTGACTGAAGATGGTCAGTCTAAGTATATCCTTGCTGAGTATGGTCTGAAGTGTACTACTCCAGAAGCTAACGGTGCGATGATTAACACCGCCTAGTAAGTGACTCCCCAATCATCAGTAAATAGCTGGTGGTTGGGGTCTTTATCTAATGATATATAATAAATTCCACGACAATGCAGACGGTACATTTACCGTTGAACGAACACAACAGGATCTTGATAAAATCATAAGTGATAATCGAGATCGGTATAACTCTGTATCTACGAAAGCTACACCTACAATGAATGAGAATAAAAGACATGTAGCTAGTATTCCATTAATCATAGTAGAGAAACTAATGGCAGACGGGATATGGGGTAATCAAGACAGGATGAAGCAATGGCTAAATGATCCTGATAATAAATACATGAGAACTCATCCGGGCAAAGTCTAAATGGCAACTGATTTAAGAGGCAACTGATTTAATGGCACTTAAT